GGATATTGATACCAGTACTGAACGTCCCATAAGAAGCGACAATAATTGCGTCATCCGACTTTTCGGTAATTGCTCTAACTTGTTCTCTTTCATCTGCTTCCACTCCTCCGTGGATATAGAAAATAGGTCGGTCACCTGCCTTTTCTTTAATTAATTCATATAATAACTTACCGTGCTTTTCTACGTACTGAAACAGACATAAAGTATTGCCTTGCAAATTAGTGACCAGATTTTTAATGTATTTATTTCTTTTCTCATTTCTAACTAAAAAATCCATTTCTTCTTGATAAGTTTTATTTTTCAAGAAATCTATTTGTGCTTTACCATATTGTAATACTAAACAGAAAATTTTAAGTTTAGCTAGGTGTTCTCTATCTTGTAATTCAGTTGTGGTAGTAACTTTATTGACTGCACCAAACAGTCCTTCTAATACTAATTTATGTGTTTTACTATCATCTAGGGTACCAGTACAACCTATTTTATATTTACACTTAACTAACTTCGTCATTATCTTTGTTAATGATACTGCCTTAAATAGATGTGCTTCGTCACCAATTAACATACCATAATCGCTAAAATAGTTCTTTGATAGATTATAAATTGATTGCCAAGTAGATATAACTACTCTTTTAGATGTTATCTTACTATGTCCTTCATAGATTCTATGTACATTTTTATTACTATCATAGCCATAGTCTTTAAAATCTTTATATAATTGTTCTACTAATGATGTGGTAGGTACTATAATTAATATCTTCTTATTTTTAGGTAGTCTTAATAGATTGAAACGTACTAATAGATATAAAATAAGTGATTTACCACTAGCTGTTGGCGATAGTAATAAACATCTATTTTTTTTAACTGAATATGTAAATGCTTCTTTCTGATAATCTCTTACTTCCATAGGAATTTTAAGAGCATTAATAAATTTTTCTACCTTATCATCATCTACTTTAGTATCTTCTAACTTTGTTCCATCAACAACTTCTATTTCATTCTCTTTACACCAATTAAGTATATAAGGATATAACCCTACGTATATTTGACCAGTTGCATATGAAAATAGTCTTATCTTTCCGTCCCATACCCTATTACGAAATTGTGGCATAAAACGAAAACCAGGTACTTCAAAAGTAAAGTGTTGTCCTAATTCTCTTCTAATGGAATCTTCTGCTTCTATCTTCAAATAGACATCATCCTTTTTGTCTATAACAAGATACCTTACATTTTTCATACTATCTTTAAATAATTTCCTGAATGTAAGTTTCCGTCTTTTATTGTTTCTGGATTAAATGGAAATAAATCAAATGCAATTGTTATTCTTTCTGAATCTTCTTCATATACATCCGTATAGTGTGGTACATTATTTGGAAATACAGTCATTTTACCTACTGTATTTTTACTACTATATAGCATAGGGTCATTAATTTGATTTATTGGATTGATATAATGAGTAGATGTAGTATCTGTTGTCTGTACGCAAATATGACCTCCTAAATAACAATGTGATCCTATATCGTGTAAATGAGCTTTTATTTGTTCTCCTTTACGCATAACATTATACCAACATTGTATATACAATTCTTTTGGAATTGGTTGTTTAAAGTATTGCATAATTCCATTATGAAAGTGTATTATATTTCCTTTTAAATGCTTTATATTTTCATCTTCCCATTTTAAAACATTATACTTATCAAATCTTTGTGTTGTACTCTCACCTTTTAGTCCTGTGTAAGCATTTACAGCTCCAGCTGCTACAGTTGATTTAGATAATTTTAATATTTCTTCTTCTTTACTTAAAAGAAGTTTTGCTAACTCTTGACAATTAACTTGTTGTACTTCAGTTTCAAATATTCTGTAATCATACTCGGGTGCAAAAAAAGATTTTTTAGGATCACTTTTAAATACGTGTATATCAACTTTAGATTTTTTCTGATCCATTAAATGGCTCCTGATGTAAACTTCTTCCAATCAATTGCGTTCTTAATAGTAAATGTTCTATTTGTAATTTGTCTAATACTTCTATCTAAAAAATCAACAACTGTATTGAGATAATCAACCTTTTGTTTTGCTCTAATAACTTCTTCGTCTGAATCAATATACTTATCTACGTCTTGCCTTAATATTTTTAAGTTAAAAGGTTTTTCAATATAGACGCTAGGGTCTGCTTTACCTGTATAGTATTCCCACTTACCTCTTTTAACTATATGTAATTCACTTTCTGCTCTACTTAACATTAACTTAAACTTTGTTAAGTGTTTGAGATATTGGTTATGTAATTGAGGTGTTTTGATTGATTCTAAATCAAGTTCACTATCGTTAATTTTTAAGTCTTTGTCTGCTTGTTCTTGTAATTGTTCTAAATCCATAATTATCACTATAACATATTATAATAGAAAAGTAAAGTTTCTTACGTAACTGTTACCGAAGTTTGTCCACTTCCTTCTGCAAATTCATATATTTTGTATTGAAAGTTAACTGTTGCTATTAAATAGTTTACATCCGTTTGTTGTTGATTATAATTCAATCCAGATAAAGATGTAGGGAATACGTCTGCGAATCTGACTTGAATATTTGTTGTATTTTTACTTGTTAATATACTTAATGTTGCGTCTGAATAAACAGCACCAGTAGCACCTGCTTGGTTTCTTATTATACCTGCGTCTGTTTCTTGTTTTCTACCAGTAGATGTTGGAAATCTATCTGCACCACCACCAAGTAAATCTCTAAATTCTTTTCTATCTTTAGGAAAACCTAGACCAGTTAACCAACCGTGTATCTCTCTATAGTTTTCTAAATTTTCATCAACCATAAAGTCCATAGTAAGAGGAGCATACGCTAGTTTATCTCCAGGTACAGGTATATTTTTTAATGGTGTTTGTTGTTCCATCATACCTTCTAGTGTTATGCCTGGTAAATTTACTGCCGTACAAAAAAATTCTACTTTAGGAAGTTTTGTAATAGTAAATTTAAACTGCGTTGGAGCTGCATAATCAAACTTCGTTGGTTGTCTTTTGTATGATTGTTCTATTGTCATAGTACTATTTATATGCGAAAATTAGGCCAAAAAAAAGGGGAGTAAAAACTCCCCTTTTAATTCTGTTAGAAAATGTTTCTAACCAATGATATTACATCAAGTTAGCAACTTGAACTTTTTGGTAGTATCTATTAGAGTTAGCACTTCCAGCGTCATTTACTGCTGTAGCAGCACCTGACTGAGCACCAGTTTCAGCGAATGGATTAGCGATTAAGCCATATCTAGTCTTGAATCCGATTTTTGGTTGGAAAGTGTCTTGTCCAACAGCTCTAACCATTTGTAGAGGTACATATGGGCAATAGAATATTCCTGCGTCATATGGTGAAGTACCTTTGTATCCAACAACGTAGTACTGTTTAGCAGCACTATTAGCTGAGTAAGGATCAATGTATACTTTAAATCTACCGTTAAGAACACCTGCAAAAGTATTACCTGTGTCATCAACGTTTAGGTTGTTGTTAAGAGCTGGTGTGTAGTCTAATACGCCTGCCATTTGAAGAGCAGAAGCAACATCAGAAGAACAGATAATTATATTACCTTTTCCTCTTCTGGTTCTTTGTGCAATTCTATTAGCATCTCTTTCAAGTTGGAACATAAGACCTTTGAATCTCTCAACTGACCATCTGCCATTTGAGTCTGTATCTAGGTCAAAAATTCCCGCTGTAGTTACGTTACCAGTTTGAGCACCTTTTTCTGAATTGATGTAGATAGTTCTTACAACTTCTCTATTGATTTCAGCTAAAATTTCAGCTGATAAGATGTTTGCAAGTTCTGTTTCTGCGTCTAAACCGTGGATTGCTTTTAAGTCTTGAGCAAGTTCCATAGTGTATTCAGCTTTAAGAGCTCTTGATTTAGCAGTTACCGTAGATTTCTCTATTGAGAAAGCCATTTCAGCAAATGCATTACCGCTAGCGTCGCCTAATGCTTCAGCTTTCGCTGTAGTCATTGCTTCGCCTTTAGTATAAGTTCCAGGTGAACCGTCGTTTAATACACCAGGATTAGTTCCTGCGTGGTCTGTTGCTGAATAACCGTCAACAGAAGATCCAGCAGCATTTCTGCCTGAAAAATCTGTATCAGCTTCATCAAAGAACGACTCTCCGCCTGTTTGTGAAGTATATCTACTTCTCATTGCGAATATAAGTCCTGTAGGACCTGTCATTGGTTGAACACCTGCAATGTCGTATGCGATTAGATTAGGCATAGCTCGTCTAACTAGTGAAATTAGGATTGGATCCCAATTTGCAACAGCACTACCTGTTGCGTTAGTCGGAGCAGCTTCAGCCAAGTAAGCGTTATCTTCTTTAGAAGCACGTTCTTGGTTTTCTAATATCACAGATGTAACGGCACGTCTATAAGCATCAGTAATTTTTGGTAAATCAGGATGCTCTAGTACTGGCTGCCATTTTTTTTCGTGTGTTTCAGATAAGTACATATGTGTTTATCTCCCTTTATATTTACTTAATAGACAACTTAATGTCTTTAGTTTTGCTTATAGCGGCGCTGTAAGCAGCCATAGATTTTGATAAATCTTCACCAATTGGTGTTGATCCATCTGCCGCTCCATCATCTAGTTTCTCTTCAGCAGTCGGAGTTTTCTTTCCAAAATAAGATTCTTTAACAGTTTCTAATTTCTTTTGATAGTCTTCAGCGTTAGAGTACTCAATCTCTTCAGCAAGTTTAGCAAATTTTTCTTTTGCTGTGTCAGCAAGGTCTTCAGAAACTTTAGCTTTGATTTCATCTTTAACTTTAGTTCCAACTTCCTTGTTTAACTCAACATTTTTTTCAATCTGCTCATTGAGGTCTTTTTCCAGTTTTTCAATTTTACCTGCTTGGTCTTCAAGCACGTTATATTTTTCATCTGGAACATCAATGTAGTGGTCTTCAAATAATTTTTTCAGACCATTGATAAAGTCTTCAGCAATTTCCCCTTTGATACCTCTTTCAAGAGCGATTTCGTTTTCTTTCATCCACTCTTCAACAACGTATGCAAGGTAAGAATCAACTTTTTCAGTTAATTCAGATTTTGCTTTAGCACTTTCTTGCTCTAATTTAGTATTATAATCTGTTTCCATTTCTTCAGCAATTTCTTTTACTTTAGATTTGATTGCCGCTTCAAAAATGGTTGCAGCTTTTGTCTTAAACTCTTCGGTTAAGTCTTTCTCTCCAGCGATTAAGGCGTCAACGTGTTCTTTTACGTCAATGTCTTTTTTCTTTTCTTTATCTTCGTCTTCAGTTCTTACCTCAGCGTCATCTTTTTTAGCATCTTTTTTCTCGTCAGACTCTTTGACATCTTTTTTGTCTTCTTTGTCTTTCTTAGCGTCAATAGCTTTTTGAAGTGCTGGTGGTAAATCGCCTTCTTTAATTTCTTTACCGTCTTCGTCTTTTTTAGTTTCTTTATTCTCCAATTTAGTGTTGTGTCCCGATAATTTCGGCATTGGGTCAGCAGCACCTTGTGATTTTTGAGGAGCTTGTCCAGAAACTTTTGTAACTTTTTTAGTTGCGTCAGGATTTGAATCTGTTGGTTTTACTACTGCCTTACCTAAATCTTCATATTCACTCATTTTAGCAATATGAGAAGGTTCAGCCGCAACAGCATTCTTTTTAGGAGCATCCGCCATTGGATTAGGTGAATTCGCCTCGTCCACTGCTTTTGCTTCTAACGCCTCTAATTTTTGTTCTGTATCGGCCATAAGAATAAATCTCCTTAATTAATTTAAACGTTTAAATTATTTCTCTTTATTAATAGATATTTATAAGATTACAGTTTTTCAATGAATTTCTTAAAGACTTCTGCTTTCGCTTCTGCTAAACGTAGTCTTTTAGCTTCATTTATGTACTGTTTCCACTCTTCAATATCTCTCTCTTTGATAACACCATTATCCCATACCCACTCTTTATTTTCCATAATGCCTTCTACGAAAGCGTCAGGAGCGCTTGGGTCTGCTACAATGTCAG